CAGCTCGGCCTTCGCGACCGACTTTACCGACTATGCCGAAAACAAGCTGATTGACTATCTATTCCGCGGCCAGGCGTCTGGCACGCCGTCGACCTGGTACGTGGCGCTCTATACCGCCTGCCCGACCGACAGCACGGCCGGCACCGAGGTCACCAATGCCGGCGCATATGCGCGCGTGAGCGTCGGCGTCCGGGGCGCTGAGCGGCGGTACGGTAGCGCTGGTTGATCCGCGCTACATCATCAGGTCGACGGCTAACCCTGGCCGGCCCGGCGGATGCGGCGTAATTACAGGGTGAGCGCATGACAACTGCTGTCCCAGCGAAGGATGTTCGCGAGAACATTCCGATTGAGTTCGATTTCACGTCAGATCTGGGTGCTGAAACAATTACGGCAATTGCGATGACGGTTGTGCCAATGGTCGGTGCTGATGTTGCGCCGTCTGGCCTGCTCAACGGCAGTCCGACAAGCGCAAGCGGCATCGTGACGCAGTGGGTGCATGCCGGCGTGTCCGGTGTGATCTATCACGTGATCTGCCAGGTTACGACCAGTGGCGGCAGGATCCTGGTTTTGACGGCTTCCTTGCCGGTGAGCGGCTGATGCGCGTCGGCACACTCAGAAAGCGCGTCATGGTCCAGGCGCGCAGCGTCACCCAGGATAGCTTCGGTGGCCAGTCGAGCGCCTGGGTGGATGTCGCACCGGCATGGGCCGAAATCATCCCGTCGGTCGGCCGCGAGCTGGTGGCAGCCCAGGCCATGCGCATCGACGCGCCGAGCACGATCACGATGCGCTGGCGGTCGGAGTTCGCCGATCCGAAAGCGCTGGCGGCAATGCGCATCGTGTACGGCACGCGAATCTTCAACATTCACAGCAGCGCGAACATGGAAGAGCGCAATCGCTATCTGACCCTGATCTGCTCGGAAGGCCTGAACAATGGCTAACACCGTGACGATGAAGATCGAGGGTCTGCGTGAGCTGCAAGCCAAGCTGCAGCAGATGGCGCCGAACGTTGCGCGGAATGGGCTGCGGGCGGCGACTTCCGCCGGCGCGGCATTGATCCGCGATGAAGCCAAGGCGCGTGCGCCGGTCGATACCGGCGAAATGAAGCGCGATATTCAGATGAAGCGCGATCGCGAGAGCGCGACCTATCGCGCGGTCTATTCCGTGTATGTGCGCGCCGGCAAGAAGTCGCGCCTGTCGGGTAAGGCGCGCGGTGTGGATAAGGATTCCTATTACTGGCGCTTCGTCGAGTTCGGCACTTGCAAGATGGCCGCGCGGCCGTTCATGCGGCCGGCGTTCGAGGCGCAGAAAGAAGCGGCCGTCGAGGCGATCCGCGACAAGTTGGCTCAACGGATCGCCGAAGAGGCTGCCCGATGATCGAGCAGGCACTATTCGCGACGCTGCAGGGGTTGGTTGGTGGGCGCATGTATCCGTTGGTCGCGCCCGACTCGCCGACGGCGCCGTGCATCGTCTATCAGAACATCGCCAACACGCCGGAAGTGACGCTGGCGAACGGCATACCGATCAACAACACGCGCATGCAGATCGATTGCTACGACAGTACCTACGCTGCCGTGAAGACATTGGCTGCGGCCGTGCAGGCGGCCATGGCAATGGCGGCGTTCACCAACGTACCGAAGATGTCGCAGGATCTCTACGAGCCGGATGTCAAGCTGTTCCGGATGCAAATGGACTACAGCGTCTGGTATTGATCGACTAATTATCGTTGTACAGCGGGGCGCCTTGGGGCGCCCTTTTTCGTTTATGGCCGCCCTCTGAGCGGCCTTTTGTTTTTGGAGGCCGCAATGACCAGTACCGCAATTTCCGCCCAAGGCAGCACCGTTAATATCGGAACCGCGACCGGGTCCGCGAAGACCGTCACCGCAGTGGCGGTCGGCAACCCCACACTACTGACTTCTGCCGCCCACGGTTTCAGCAACGGCGATATCGTTACTTTCTCGTCTGGTTTCTCTGGCGCCAACGCCGCCGACCTGAACGGCCAGACGGCCGTTGTGACCAACGTTACGACCAACACTTTCGCCGTCCAGATCGATACGACGGGCCACACGATTACCGCGGGCACGGCGACCGCAACGCCGGTCACCTGGACCGCGATTGCCAACGTCAAAACATTCTCGGGCTTCGATGGCGCCGCATCCGAACTGGATGTCACCAACTTGTCGAGTACCGCCAAGGAATTCAAGCTCGGTTTGGTCGACCCAGGACACTTCCAGATGGAGATGGATCAGGACAACAGCGATGCCGGCCAGGTCGCTTTGTTGGCTGCGCAGACCTCTGGCGCCATGAAGCAATTCAAGTTGACGCTACCCAATACGCGCACCGCCACCTTCAACGCCTACGTCAAGAAGGCATCGAGCCAAGGCGGTGTGGATGCCATCGTCAAGCGGTCGACCGAGTTCCGGATCTCCGGCTCGATCACCTGGGCGTAATTCGACCGGGCCCCGGAAACGGGGCCAGTTTTCTCCTCTAAGAAAGAGATCACATGGCTTTTCTCAAGCGCGTGGATATCGATGCCGCGCAAGACATCAAGTACGTCGAAATGGAAGTGCCCGAGTGGGGCGGCACGGTGCTGCTGAAAAGCATGTCCTGTGCCGATCGCGACGCCTTCGCGGAGTCGGTTTGGTCCGGTGAGGGTGCTGCGCGCAAACAGAATTGGACGGGTTCTCGTGAGCGCCTGATCGCGCTAGCGCTGGTCGACGCCGAAACGCGGCAACCGATGTATTCAATCAACGAGGTCGGCATTTTGGCGCAGCGCTCGGCCGATGCGTTGCAGCGGGTCTTTGATCGCGTGCAAGAACTTAATGGTCTGGTGTCTGCTGCGGTGATTGAAGCAAAAAACGTTTCCGGCGGCGACCCGACCGCCGATTCTACTTCCGCCTAGCACAAACGCTGCACTGGCCCTCGGTGGCTTGGGGGCTGGCGCAGATGAGCAGTGAGGAACTGACCGAATGGCAGGCATTCGATCTGCTGGAGCCCATCGGTGAGCTGCGGGCAGATATTCGGGCGGGACAAATCTGCTCGACCTTCGTCAATGTCATGGGTGGTGGCCGGTCGAAAGTGACGCCGGCCGACTTCCTGCTGTATCTCGACCGCGGCGAGCCGGTGGCGGTGGAACCGCTATTCGACGCCGATCCAGAAGCACAGTCGCAACTGATTATGTCCGCCGTCTTTGGCGTCTCTCCAGGAAGCTGAAATCATGAGCCTCGGAAGTCTAGGATCGTTGGTCGTTTCCTTGGAAACGAATATGGCCTCGTTCGCTTCTGACATGGGCAGGGCCAGCCAGGTCGCCGAGGACTTTGGCCGGCGAGTGGCCGAGTCGGCAGAAATGGCGAAGCGGGCGCTGGAAGGCATTGGGATCGGCCTGGGCGCGCTTGAGTTCAAAGAGATGATCGCGGGCGCCATTGAGACGGCCGATCAGATTGAGCGAATGTCGCAAAAGATCGGCATGTCGGTTGAGCAGCTTGGCGCATTCAGGCTCATGGCGGCGCAGTCCGACGTGTCGATGGATCAGTTCGCCACCAGCGTCAAGAAGCTGTCGACGTACATGGTCGAGCATAACGATCGGCTGAAAGAGGCGGGCGTCGTGGCCGAAGATGCCCAGGGCGCATTGCTCCAAGTCGCGGATATCTTTCACGACATGCCGGACGGGCCGCTGAAGACAGCCGCCGCCGTGCAGTTGTTTGGCCGCGCTGGCCTGGACATGATCCCGATCCTGAACAAGGGATCGGAAGAAATGCAAGCCTTGGCGAACCGGGCCAACGAATTGAACCCGATTACCGCAGAGGCCGCCAAGCGGGCGGAGGAATTCAAGGAAAAATTAGCCGAAGGCCAGCTGGCGTCATCGCGGCTTGCGCAGACCATTGCATCAGGAATTTTGCCGACGCTGACGACGCTGGTAGACACCTACATTCAGTATTCCAAAGAGGGCGGGAACGTCGCCGCAATCAGTACTGGGATTGCCGAAGCATTTAAAGCGATTGTTGTTCTCGGCGCGAACGTTGTCTATACGTTTGCTGCTATCGGGGACACCGTTGGCGGTCTTGGTGCACAGGTCGTCGCGTTGGTGCATGGCGATTTTGCGGCCGTGGACGCCATCAATGAGGCAATCAAGACACGCAATGCAGAAATGCGTGCGTCGATCGAAGTTTTTTCGGAAGAGATTTTGCACCCGAAGATCGATATGTCGGGCATCGAGAAAGCGCTCGATGATGCGATGTTTGGCGAAGATCCGGAAAAGGCGGCGAAGGCGGCGCAGCAGAAGCTCCAGGCATTGATGGGGCAAGCGGATGCCGCCAAACAAGCACAGACGGCGTATGACAACCTGATCAACTCGATCAAGGCAAAGATTGCCAT